GGATAAAGGTAAATGAAATAACATTTGATCTAATTCAGGGTCAAACTCCTGCATCTCTGTAGTGATCTGATAATTCATAAAACCTTTGACTCGTTCAGCTTGTTGTTCTGTTTCCATTGTTGGTGCGCCAAGTATTTCTGTTCTTACTGGTCCACCAGGTGGTAATAATTCTTTGTATGCTTGTGCTTGAAATTGTGTGACAGCTTCTGCTAATAAAGGATGAGTTACACCTGCTGCCCCTGCAAAAGGTTTTGATCTTTCTTCGTATTTAAATCCTAACAGATCTAATCCATCCTTATAGGTTTTCTCCCAATCTGATCTTGAATTTTTATCATCCTCAAAATTTTTTTGTAAATCAGATGATAATTTTTGTAATAAATCATCACTCATGAACTCAGCTAAGTTAGCTAAATAATCACCCTCTGATTGTTTTTGGTTTGGATCGTAATCTAATGTTACTCCACCATCTTCATCTTGTACTATTTCTATACCTTTTGTTAAATTTTCTGGTTGTGGTAGTTGTATTTCTTCTCCAACTCCTTCAACTTCTAAAGGTTGTTCTACATTTTGTATTGCTTTTTCTACCATTTATTGGCTCCTATTGGTGATAGTATGCTATTTATAGAAACTATCGGTGTGTATTCTATACTTTTTTTAACCAGTCCACCATCACTATAATATGCTTTATATGGCATTAACATGTCAGGTGTCAACTCAATCATAAAAGTATCTACCTCACCTCCTGCATATCCAAAATCTACTTTACCCACTTCAAGTTTTGAATTTTTGTTTTTTGCTATTCTAGCTAATGACTCTTCTGTGTTACTTGTAAAATGTTTACCAGTATGATCATTTAAATTAGGTCCTCCGTATTGCATATCATAAGCCACCATTCTACCACTTCTATCAACATCATCTACAGGCACCTCAACACCTCTTCCTCCTTGGTATGCTTTTACAGCTTTAGCTGGAGCCACAGCGTAATGAGATGGTGCCTCATTATTTACTATTAATCGACCTGATTCATCAAAACTAAATCTATTTTTCGCAGCATTATAAACATCATTTTTTATAATAGCATCTACCCAATCCTTCTGATCTTTAAAAGGTATGTTTGGAAATAAATCTTTCATATCAATATTATCGATTGTAGAATTTATGCTAGCTAAAGCTTTGTCTCTAATTTTAGCTGCTTCTCCAAGCTCTTGAAAACTTTGTTTAGTCAAATCGTCTATCTCCATGCCAGATATTTTTTGAAATATTTCATCACTTTTAATTAAGTCCTCTATACTTTTTTTAAGTTGTGCGTAAGTAGCAGGCATTGGTCTAAATACATTTTCTAATTTTGTGTAAAGAAGATTAAGCTCCTCACTCCTACCAATTTGATTTGGATTTTGTGTTAAAAAATTTGTAATTTGTTTTTTTATATCTTTTTTTACTTGTGTAGCTTTTTGTAAAAAATCAGATTGTATTTCATCTGCAGTGTGTACTATTATATTTCTATTATTTAATTTTGCTGGACGATGACTGTTAAGTGACCAACCCACAACATAAGGTTTACCATTTAAGGTATTTCCTTGTACTGCAAAATCAGAACTAGACTCAACTTCACGCATAGATCGGTGACCTTCGTAACTTGCAATTTCATCTGGTAAATCACCTATGTCACCTCTTATGTCTTGTGAGTCAATCCATAAAACCCTTTCATTTCTTGTGCCAGATATGTAATTGTCTTGTCGACCAGAGTTTCCATATTTTAAATTACCTGCTTCATCACTGTAAGAAACAGACTGTATATAATTTGTAGGTGACGTATCTACTAATTCTTTTATTTCTGCATAGCTAATTCTTTCATCATTTGTAAATTTACCCGTTTCTCGATTAAAGCCACCTTTTTTATTTAAATAAGCTCTTATATAAGAGTCAGCTAATTCTCCTTCTTTTATACCATTAGCTCTAAACCAATCATGCCAATTTTTAGCTGACATGTTTACTCCGTCTGCAGGAATGACTATACCTTTAATAGTTAAATTACCAGACGGTGTATTTACAATAGAATCTAAATTTGAATAAAATAATTTATTGTTGCCTGAACCTATAGCGTTAGTGGAGGTAACAGTTGGAACCAATACAGTAGATGGCTTTTCTTTTTTTACTTTTACAGGAACTTCTACTTCTTTAACAGTAAACTCTTTACCCTCTTGCTCTCCTAGGACTAAAGATTTTTGTTTTGCATCATCAAAACTTTTACTTTGATAAACTTTTTTACCTTGATCATCAAATATATTATATCTTTTTTCTAAAGTGGGTGCAGGTAATTCTAACTTTTTTTCTATTTGTTTACCTACATCGGGAACAGTTCCTAGTAAAAAATTTTTTGGTAAAGGTAACGCCTCTGCTTTTGGTATCAATATATCACCAATTGCTGAAGCTGCTTTTGATACGATAGATTGTTTTTCTTGTTCTGTTTCTACATCGCCACCCTGTTCAAAGTTAAGTGGTTGTCCTAACATAATGTAAGGTGCGCTACCACTAAGAAACATTTCATCTGATAAACCCTCTTTGGGTGCTTGTTGAGATATTTTAAATGAAGATGGTTTGGTCACATACTCATCCATTTTATCATCAAAATAATTAATATTTTCTGCTAAAGTAGGATCATCTAATCTACCAATAAAAATACTTTTAACGCCAGGTTGATTAGGTTCTACTGACACCCTATCCTTAAATGTAGTTTCTAAAATTTCTTGTACATTTTCTGGTAGTTGTTTATCAGTAAATCTTATATAAGCTCTAATGCCTTTTCCGTTCATTTGTTGATCAATTTTTAACAAACTGTCTACATTTTTTTCTATATCTTTGCCTTTTTTTAAATTTGCAATTGCATTTGTTGCAGCATTTTCAAATCTATTTTGTAACCCTATGTTGTGTGCAGCAAAATTTACGCTGTAAAATTCTGGATAAAAGAATAGCCCCTCTAACCCTTTTGCAGTTTTAAACATTTCACCTTTGACAGGTGTTTTAGCTTTAGTTTTACCTATGGGCATAATGTGTGCCATTTGACCTATAAAGTGTTGAGTAGCATAATCCTCTGCCATGCTAGCAACATCATTACCATATGTATTTTTAGGATAGACTCTGTTATATTCCTCTACAAATTGTTTTTGAAAAGCTTCATTATTTAAGACTGTATTTTTAAATTTATCTATAGTGTAATCTGTAAGTTTATCTCTAGCGTCTATTTTTGCTAATAATTTTTCATAATCTCCAGGTTGAAAATATTCCTTTTTAACATATTCAAAAAGTTTTTTTCTTCGTTCATTCATCTCAGCTCTATTATAATCTGCATTTTTTGTATATGTTGCTTTACCATCATCACCAATTGTTCGTATTTTGTTTGGCACAATACCTGCATCTTCCATAATTCTTACAAATTCTGTTTCATCACCAAATGCATTAGATCTATACATATCTCTAAAGACAAGATGTTGTACTTTTGCATCTAGTGTAGAATCTCTTGTTACATTAGGAAAATAACTTTCGAAAAATGTACCCGCTCTACCTTTTACTTCTCTAGCACTTGTAAAAGCACTAATGCCCTTTGCATCCTCATTAATCAACCTTGTTAATGTTGTTCTAGGAATACCTGTAATATCTGAAGCAGTTAGTATATTAACTTTTTCACCTGTCTCTTCTGCTTCATCTTTTAACATTTGTAAAATGTCATCTGTTAATTGATCTTGTCTTGGCACTTGTTTAATTAAATATTTTGCTACGTTACTATTAGGATTGTTTTTTGCATATTCTTCTATAGGTCCTGTTCTAAATCCAGGTCCGATCATTCTAGCCATTGGCGTAGCGTTTATTTTACCGTCTGGTGGATTGGCTCCTAACTGTTCATCAAGTTTGACTATTTTAGCAAGCTGTTTATCTTTTATCTTTTTTTTAATTTTTTCTTGTGTAATAGGATCTTGTGTCCCTTTTATATTATTTGAAATTTGTTTTGTTTGTTCATCTGGTAAGTTATTAGCTATCGTTTGTAGTGTTGCTGTGTCGCCTTTACTTAATGCTTTTCTGATAGCTGAAACTATTCCTGAGCCTACTCCAAATACATCAGCTACATCAACAAATCCTATAAAGTAGTTTGCAAGATCTCTACCTTGTAACTCTGATGGTCTTATATCACCGTCTGCTACTTTCTTGTGTACATCATATGTTTCGCCAAAGAAAAATTCTCTACCTTGATTTATAACGTCCATAAATTTTACATCGGGGTATCCTATGTCTTTTAAATTTTTTTCTATATTTCTTATAGCTAATAATTGTTCTCTTGAATTAGCAGGTAATTGTAGAGCTTTTTCTATCTCTTCTCTTGCACCCTCTAGTGCAGCTACACGTATTGTATCTTTTGCAGATAATGTTGCTTTAATTTGTTGACGTTGTTCTTCTGATGTTCCGGGGACCAAGAGTCGTAGTATGGGTTCTGTTACTATGGAAGTAACAGCCTCAAAAGGTATTTCGGTTGCTCTTGTTAAAATATTATTAAAAGAAAAATTATTTAGTTCACTATTTTTATCTACCATTAGTAGTATTCTTTTTGAATCTTGGGTGTTGGATCATCGACATAGTCATCCTTCAATCGTAAGAAGTTGCCCTGTCTAAAACGCATTACGGCCTGTGTCATGCTATCCACCAAGTCATCATGATCTCCATAGGGGAATGCTGCACATTCCTCGATTACATCCTCCGACCACCTTGTGTCGGGTGTCCATATCATACCACTTTCGAACAACGGTGCAACTGAATTTACACGTACATGTTTATCTTGTCCTTTGCTCGGAGTAAAATTTACGACAGGGACTCCTATCTGTCTAAGCTCGTGAGTTAGGGGTAGCCCTGATGCTTTAGCTTCTACGATGACCGTTTCGGGTTCCCAATATTTATATTCTTTGTACGCTACCTTTTTTAATTCAGGAAAGTCCCACCGACCACGTTTAGCATCCATCAATATCAAATGTGGTACATTGTTTGCTTTGGGATAAAACACCCCCCATGTAGTAATAGCAGAGTAGTCCGCTGTCTCTCGTTTACTAAACGCAGTATCATAACTTTGAATTATGTGATGTAAATCAGGTATATCCTTCTCTTCCCACATTTGCCACCACTCTCGTTTAATTATACTACCCTCTTGTGATACAGGAGCTTGTTGCCATTGAGCGTTCCATTTAGACGCTGACAAGGACGCTTTGACTGATTCTAATTCATCGATAGTCCAGAATCCTGGCCAAACAGGTTTATTACTAGGCATGATCGCAGGAAACTCTACTACCTCCCATTGATCTGCTTTCAGTTCAGATTGTTTCTTCATCAGCTTACCTGTGAGATCTTTTACGGACCAACGGGTCATGACAATGACAATTGCACCACCTGGCTGTAAACGCTGACGTGGACCAGAGGTATACCACTCGTATGCTTGATCGAGGGCCGTGTCGCTTAGTGCATCTTGCTCGGAGTGTGGATCATCGATAATTAATAAATCAGCACCACGACCAGTCACTGCACCACCTGTACCAGCAGCAAAGTATTCTCCTCCTTGTGCTGTCTCCCACCGACCAGCTGCCATACTATCGGGTTGTAATTCAGTTTTAAAAATTTTTTTATACTCTTGCGTTTCCATAAGGTTCCTGACTTTACGTCCAAAGCGAATAGCAAGTTCTCCTGTGTGAGTAGTTTGCATTATCTTTGCTTTTGGGTTTTGGCCCACGAACCACGCAGGAAATAAGAATGACGCAAACTCTGACTTCGTGTGTCTAGGAGGCATGTTAATAATTAATCTTTTTAATTTTCCAGATGCGATCTCCTCAAATTTTTTTGCAATAATTTTATGGTGTGCCCCTTCTTTGAACTCTGGCCAAACATTTCTTACGAATGGTAAAAAATTTTTTTGTGCTTGTTCTTGAACAGAAAATTCTAATTTTTTTATTTTTAATTTTTTTGCAAGGAGTCTCGCTTCATCGGAGGTTAGTGTTTCTATAGATTCCATATTTTTTCAGTTGCTGGCTGACTGACTCGAACTTGCCTAGCCTTCGGCTGGCAAGTACCTGCCGCTGCATTTAGGGGGTAGCCCTATGGGCAGCATACTATATATGGTGGTTTTTGGCAAATAGGAAATCTATACCAGGTAAACTGGCCTGGTTCACAGCTTTCCCTGGTACCGGTTCAGGTTGAAATTAGTTGTGGATAAGTATGGAAAAATGTAAAAATCCCCTCGATGCACAAACCGAGGGGACTAGATTAGAGATTAGAGTCTTTCGGTAATACCGAACTTTTGTGCAAGTTCTGTCATTAGTTTTTGACCGAAAGATCTGACGACAGGATCATTACTAGTTTGGACAAACTCAAAGATAGCATAATCCATATGCTGACAAACTGCCTTGTAGTTGATTTGCTTTGTCCATTTGTCATTAGAAGTTGACTCAAGTATTTGACGCTTAAGCTTTTCAACTTCGGACTTCATAGCTTCATCTACGACAGTTTTGATATCAGTTAAAGTTAAATCGTTAGACATATCATATTCTCCTTTCTACCTAT